CCGTTTTTCCGTACATAGGATTTTTTGCACCACGTTTTGCTTCTCTTGCCCTCTCGCTTACTTCCTTGCCAACATTACCGCCACACTCGTTGTTGTAACCGTGATCCACGTTGACTGCATCGTACTTTTTAATCCAGTACTTTTCACGCTCATCGAGTTTATCTATCTCACAGTATTCAAGAATTTCAAATGAGAAGGCATCAGCACCGTATGTGTTATACGAACGCTGAAGATGCTTGTTGTAGTGACTACCTTTTTCAAGACTATGGAAATGGCAATATTCTCTGTTGGCAATTCTTCTGCTCTGCCCAATATACACCTTTCCGTTTTTGTTGTTCCTTATGATATAAATTCCAGAGTCCATTTTTACCCCTCTGTAATTATACCATATCTCATCAGTAAATGCTATGTTTCAGTTTTAGTGTTCACCGTTTTCGCCCAGTTTTCAAACAGCCATTGCTGACTGAATGGGACAAGTTTGTCTATCCGTTATGCAAATATTCGCATTCAAGGAGTCCTGTTTATCTGTAGAAGCTGCCAACGCTTTTACAAAGAATGATCCATCCGGTAGCGTTCCGCTGAAAGAGTGCTCATTATGATTATCATTAATATGAACACAACCGCCATCTTTATCCCACTCGCCCATATTTTTAATGTTATAAGCCATGAAATTGAACGCTTCCAAAGATTGGATAAGGGCAGCGGAAGCAATGTAGCACTTGCTACCACTTTTCCTGTACAAGAGCGATAATGCCCAAGCTAACGCTCCAGCAAAACTTGTTTTGACATTCTTTCTTGGTATGAATATCAATGCTTCGTGAAACCTCAGAATGTCAGTGCCTTTCAGCTTAAAGCCAACTAGGTTATAAATAATGAACTTGTGGAATGGCATCAGCAAGAATGGCTTGCCACGCAATGGCACACCATCAATCGTCTCGCCCTGCTGGTGACAGAATGTGCTTTCAATGATGTTTATACAAAAATCAGCATCATCCGGTTTTAACTCATAACGATCATCTTTCAGATCCCGGAAAAATCTATCAACTGCCAATCTCAAATACTTGCATGATATCTTCGTGCCATCCCTTATCGAGTTGGCATAATCCATTACTTCGGAGAAATGCTTTTGGTGATTTTTAAGCACTCATGGATTTCAGAGCATCCATCAACCGTCTGCCCTTTTCCTCTTTTTCCTCTTCCTTGAACACCTTCTTCAGACTTGAAGGAGTAAGCCCAAGTGAAGACCAGTAACTAAGTGCATCCCTCTCGCACTCCTGTATGATTCCCAGTAATGGATTCTTAGCTTGATTCTCCGCACCTCGATCTGACTTTTTGGTAATTAAAAAAAGGCAACCGCCTTCCTTCCATTGTGCCATCGCCATATCTCTGCGCTCAAGAATATCAGCAAGTGTATCAATCGCAGCAGTGTAGAAATCCCCTTGAGTGCCAGCATCAGTCATACACTGTATGATCTTCTTTTTCCATGCACCCTTCTTCATTCCTCACCTCGCAAAATTCCACACTACTATAATAGCCGTGCCCATTTGGGCAATTTGGGCAGATTTCAGAAATAACGCACTTTTCGTGCCCAAAAAACCACCCCAAAAACAGGTGAATTTCCGGGGGAAAACGCACCGGATTTATCGTAATTACGGGCATGTTTCACCCACGCATCCCCCGAGCCATGCATGCAAGCGGTATACCCCGGGGGGGTATCCGGCATGCTCGCATGTTTGCAATCGTTCCATGCTTGCATATTTTCTCGTTTTTGCTTCGCTGGCATTCTCGCATGTTGGCGCTTTTTTTGTGCATGTTCTCATCATTCGCAGCTTCATCATTGCGATGCTTGGCTTGCTGTGCTTCCTCCTCTGCTGGCTGTGGTCTGCTGGATAGCTTCAGATGCTCCCGGTTCTGCCTGTGCCAGTCTTCCATATATCCTGTGATCCGGTTCTCCGTCTCTTCTGATTTGGCTTGTTCCTCGCTGGCGATCTCATCCCGGCATTCTCTGAAGATCCTTCTATGATCTTGGCTGTGTTCTCTCTGTGGCTGCTTGCTGTGCTGGCTTGGTCTGATCTGATCCAGCTTCTGCCCAGGCATTCCCTTCCCTGGCTTCGTTCTGTGCTTCGCTGGGTATTCTCCCCGGTTCTCATCCTCTCATCGTCTGCGCTCTTTCGGCAGATTTCGCATCCTGTCGCTGGCTTCTTTCCGATTTGCCTATATATAAGGATGTAAAAACGGCGATCATCCGACCACAAAAAAAGATTTCCGAAAATGTCATCAAAAACTCTTGACTAGGTTTTACCTATCCGTATAATGGGAAGTGTAAGAGGTAGGTAAAACCTACAGAAGGAGAAGACGAAATGTTGAAGACAAACAGCAAGCAGGCACGGCAGAATGTGCAGAACTACATCATCACCAATGCATCAGATTACATCGCAGAATGCTATGACCTCCCCACCGAAGGAAAAGCAATCTTCGCCAGCATTGCAGAGATCTACAGAACCGAATACAGGAAGCCTATGACACAGGCAAACTTTACCGAATGGGCACAGGGTTTACCTTGTGGCGGTCTCTTCGGTTACTACTTACACAGTGCAGTTGATGACCTGGGCGAGATCCTCGAAGAAACCGAAGAGGAGCGCAGCAGATACACAGAACAGCAAGCAGAGCGCACATTGTCCTATCTGATCTATAGAGAGATTGAGCGCAACAGTTGAATAAACCATCCCGGCAATCGCTGCCGGATATCTGCACCAGTTCCCAGCGAATTGATGCGGATATATGCCAGCGAAGGCAGAGAAAGAAGAGGACAAAGAAATGAAGGTTACATTACAGAAGGATTACAGACAGTTCTATACATTGGAAGATCTCGACAGAGCAAAAATGGTCATCGCTTCCGAAAAGGAAAACGATGAAGGCACAATTGCATCATGGGCAGTATATGCAGTCAATGAAGCAGTGAAAGACAGAGAAAGAAAAGGCAGAAAGACATACTACTATTGCGATGAGGAAAACATCTTCAAAGCCACAGCGAGAACAGCGAAAAACTGCCGAGCATGGAATGAATACGGAGAAGGCACAGGAAATATGGACGTCTGGATCGAAGCATACGCATTTCTTGGTGATTGCTTCGTGGAGATTGGTGCATATCTTTCCGACATTTGGCAGAGTGGCTCGACAGAATATGCGCATCATATGTATATCAGATTCTTCGAGGAATCCAAGTAACACACAACAAGGCAGCTTGCCTTGTATCTGCACCACATCAGCGGATGAGATGCGGATACAAGCCACAGAAGCCAATGAAAGGAGATATAAACATGGCAAACATCAAGTATGAGTTACAGGTGAAAAGAAATGGAAAGTACATCACAGAGAGTACAGAAGAGGACGAGAAACAGGTATATTGCGAACTCGCCCAGGATCTCATCAACAAGAAGTTAATCGGCAACACAGGGATTATCAGCATTAAGCGAGTTAATCGGATGGATGGCTTTCAGGTAATCACTGTGAACTATTCCAACAGCTACAGAAAAATCTATACAGTAAAAGCGCACATTTGACAGTGGAAAGGAGAACACCATGAACGATCTTATCGATAACACATTGCACAGCATCTTTATTGCTTCATTCAATTACCAGTCTGCCGAGGAAGGCGGAACAAAGCACAGCATCTCTGATGATCTGAATTGGTACATTTGGACAGGCAGAGCATCGACAGCATGGATCAAGGCATTAGCCAAAGCAGATCCGCATAAACTGCTTGAGCGCATCGTGAAGAGCTGCGAAGCCACAGAAGACGGACAGACCACAGAGAACCACATCAGAGCCACAACAGCATATCTCAAAAGGTATTGCGGTCTTGCCAGCTGAACACAGAAAGCATTCCTTGCTTTCTGTCTGATCCTGTCCCAATTGGACAGAGTCGGACAGAAGCCAAAGAAGGCACAGAAGAAGGAGGACATGAAACGCAGCACAATCGCATTGTCTGCTTTGCTTCTTGCTGGATGTTTCCAGTCAGAAGCGGACAAGCTACCAGCGGTCAAGACTGGCACAGTCACAGGATACAATGAAGACCTCGCCATCATCACCGATTCATTCGGACAGAAGCACAGCATCGATATATCTGATGCTGTCATCGGTGACGAATACACCATCAGATGCGGAATCATCACAGAGAAGACATACGAAGGATGCCAGGACGGAAACGCTGATTATTACATTGTCGAACTGGAAAATGGAGATCTTCACGAAATCGAAGCGGACGATCTCAGCACTGGCGATATGGTCACTGTGTACTTCTATGAAGGCATGGCGATCAGAACATATTACGGAAATCACTGACAGAAAGGAGCATAACATGGCAACAAAAGAAGTATTACAGGCACTCCAAGAGAAAGCACCAAAAGCCAAAATCTATTTGGACAGCTTCAAGACAACGAGAGAAAGAGCAAAAGAATTTCCCAATGCCGATCAGATAGAGGAACAGCTGAAGGCAGAAATCAGAGGAGCGTTACATGCTCTCACTCTCACTGGAATCATCACCAGTTTTGAAAAAAGAGTTCTGTTCATATACTACACACTATGAACCACATAAGGCATTATGCCTTATATCTGATTGTCATTCGGACAGCTGAATGATCGTCAGATATAAGCCATCAATGGCTGAAAGGAGAAAGAATATGTCAGCAATCAAACGTTATTACGAAGACCTCGCTTCTATGGTAGCAGAAGCAGCTTATGAGGAATGCTATGAAATGGGAGAATGCCGGGAACGTTGTGAATATGAAGCAGCCGCAGAGGATG